AAGCAGTTCCGCGGCTGCGACTGGCACTTCCTGTGGCCCACCGGTTCCAATTTTCGCGCGCGCCCGTTCTCGCGCGGGCGGCTCGACGACCTCGACGACTTCGACGACGACATCGGCGGTCAGGGCGACGCGGTGTCGCTCTTCGAGGGACGGACCACCAGCTTCCAGGGCTACGGCTGGAAGCTTTACGTCAACTCGAGCCCCAAGAAGGGGCCGAAGAGGGGGATCGAGGCACTGGTCGCGTCGGGCACCGGCAATCGCTGGTGGGTCGACTGCCAGATGTGCGGCGAACCCTTCGAGATGCGGTGGGAGCGTCTGACCTTCCGCGACGACGGATCGCCGGTCGAGGCGGCCGACAGCGTCGTGATGGTCTGTCCGCACGAGGGTTGCGGCGGGGCGCACGTCCAGACCGATAAGTCGGCACTGATGGCGACCGGCCGTTGGGTCGGGAAGGGCGAGACGGCGATCGCGTGGTCGACGGGGAGCAATTCGGGCAAGATCGGCGACCTCGAGGCGAATACCGTCGACTCCTACTATTGGGATGGCGTCTTCGGCCTCGCGCCCTGGTCGTCGCTGGCGCGGCAATACCGCTCGGCGACGCTCCGCTTCGAGGAGCACCAGGATGAGGGGCCGATCAAGTCGTTCTGGCAGACCAAGGTCGGCCGCAACGATCCCGGGCGCGGCCGAGGCGACGCACCGGTGACCGAGGACGCGCTGATGGAGCGCGCGCGTGCCTCGACGTACGCGATGGGAACGGTGCCCGACGGCGTGATCGCCATCACCATGACCGTCGACCTCGGCGTCGACCGCTTCTCGGTCATGGCAGTGGGCCACGGGCTCAACAACCGCGCCTGGATCATCGATCGCTTCGACATCCTGACGCTCGAGGACGGGATCACCAAGGTCGAGCCGTTCCGGCGCCGGGAACACTGGAAGGTGCTCTACCGGAAGGTCGTCACCCGCCGGTACCCACTCGCACGAGACCCGTCGTTGACGATGAAGGTGCTGTGTACCGGCATCGACACCGGCGGCACCGAGGATGCGACCGACAACGCCTATGCCTGGTGGCACGACATGGTCACCGGCAGTCTGGCGGAGAAGCGACCGGCGCTTCCCGCGAGCGTGCTGATGCTGCTCAAGGGCGGCAACAAGCCCAACCGCGTGCTGCTACCCCGACCGACGGTCGACGCCAAGCGGCAGGTGGAGGGCGCGCCCGAGTGCGAGCTCGTCGTGCCGACCGTAAACCGCTTCAAGTCGATCGCCGACTATCGCCTGCGCCGACCGGCGCCGGGCCCGGCCTTCATCGACCTGCCGCGCGAGTTTGCCGAGCTGCCGCTCAACCGACTGGTCAATCCCTGGATCGCCGAGTTGCGCGCCGAGGAGCAGGTCGAGGGACTGTGGATCAAGCCCGAGGGCGTCCGGAACGAGACGTGGGATCTGCTGATCTACGCGCTCGCCGTGCTGATGAAGCTGGTCGGGCGTGACCCGAACCTTGCCGCAGTGCCCCCCTGGGCCCGGCCTCCGCGCATCGCGGCGCCTCGGGCGGCGCTACCGCCACCAACCGATGACGATCCGGCGCCATCCCCGCCCAAGCCCACCGGGCCCAAGGTGACGCGTCAGGGCACGCAAGCGCGGCCTGCCCAATCGGGCACGCGCCGCGGCGTCCGCATCGTCCGATCACGCTGAGGAGCCGGCATGGCAGGCATCACGCTCGAGGTCGCCGACGCGCGCCTCTCCGAGTACATGCAGGCCGAGGCGACGGTCCTCGGTGGGCAGGCGTTCGATTTCTCGGACGGTCGCAAGCTCCAGAACGCGGATCTCGCCGCGATCCGGGCGGGCATCGAATACTGGTCGGGCTGGGTCGACAAGCTCAACCCGGTACAGCGCGCGCTGCCGACGCCGCACGCGGTCGGCCGGGTGCGTGGCGGCCGGTACCGGATGCGCTGACGTGAAGGTCGACGCCCGCCAGAGCCTCCTCGATCGCGCGATCGGCTACCTCTCGCCCAAGGCTGGAGTGGAGCGGCTGGCCGCGCGCACGCGCATCTCAGCGACCACCAGCATCTTCGGCGGGGGCGGCGGGTACCGCGGCGGCCGCGGCGAGCGGGGAAAGCGCCGCGGCTGGTTCGCCCGGGCACGATCGGCGAACGCGGACGTCCTGCCCGGCTCGGAGCGGCTGCGCGCCGAGCAGCGCGACGCGGTGATGAACGCGCCGATCGCGACGGCCGCCATCAATCGGATGGTGACCTTCGTCGTCGGCTCAGGGCTCATGGCGCTGCCCGCGATCGACGGCGAGGCGCTCGGGCTCTCGCCCGAGCAGGTCGAGGCGTGGCACCGTCGAATCGCGGCCGATTACGACGCCTACATGGGCTCCAAGGACGTCGACGCGGAGCGCAAGTCGACCGGCTACGGCCTACAGGGCGTGTCATACCGCGGCGCGATCACGTCGGGCGACATGCTCGCGCTGCGCGTCATGCCCGAGGATCAGCCCGGACGCCTGACCGAGACCGCGTGGAAGCTGGTCGAGGCGGACCGGTTGCGCAATCCGCCGACCGTCACCGATGGCGCGATCGACCCGACGACCGGCAACATGATCGCCGGCGGCGTCGAGGTCGACGGTTACGGCGCGCCGGTCGCCTATCACATCCTGCGCCAGCATCCCGGCGACCTGGTCCTACGCGCCGGGTTCAACCTGAAGCCCGAGCGGATCGAGGCGTGGGATCGCGCCTTGCAGCTGCCGCGGGTCGTCCACGTCTTCAAGCGCGAGCGGCCCGAGCAGGTCCGCGGCGTCGGGCTGCTGGCGACGGTGATCGAGCCGCTCAAGATGATCTCGGACGCGAGCGACGCCGAGCTCTACGCGACGGTGATGTCGGCGATGATCGCCGTGGTCTACAAGTCCAAGGGCGCGAGCCCGATGCCCGAACCCGACTACGGGGATGAGGGAGAGGACGCGAGCGGCGGCGACGGAGGTGGCGTGATGCCCCCCGAGCCCGCCAACGAGTACCGCTTCGAAGCCGGCTCGGTCATGGAGATCGACAGCGACGCCGAGGTCGAGATCAAGTCGCCAGGCCGGCCGAACAGCAGCTTCGACCCCTTCTTCCAGGCGATCTGCCGGCAGATCGGCGCCGCGATCGGCGTGCCCGCCGGCGTGCTGATGCTCATGTTCAATTCGAGCTATACGGCTTCCAAGGCCGAGCTCGAGGTCTTCTACCTGCAGGTGCGCGCCGAGCGGGCCTGGCTCGAGGGCGATATCGCCGTTTGGCAGTACGTCTGCTGGCTCGCCGAGAAGATCGCGCGTGGCGACTACGACATGCCCGGCTTCTTCTCCGACCTGCGTCGCCGAGCGGCGTGGGCCGGGGTGGGATGGCGCGGCGACGGCAAGATCACCCTGAACCCGCTCCAGGAAGCCAAGGGCTACGAGATCCAGGAAGCGCACGCCTGGAAGACCGGCGAGGAGATCACCGCCGAGATCACCGGTGGCAGTCACCGCGAGAACATCCGCAAGCGCGGCGCCGAGCACCGCGCCTTCCTCGACGAGGGTCTTCCCGTTCCGACACAGCCCGGCGCCGCGAAGACGCCGCCCCCCGCCGAAACCGCGGCGGACGAGGCGGAGGCGGGCGACGACAAGAAGGACGACAAGGAATGAGCTTCCGCTCTTTCAGCCGCGCCAACGTGACGCGGCGCCTCTTCAACACGCCGCTCGCGGTGCTGCCCTCCACGGCGGCGATCGTCCTCGGCGCCGTCGGACCCCGGTTCGACGTCAGCCAGCTGCTTATCCATGCCGGCGGCGAACAGATCGATATCGGCGAGCTCGAGAACCGCGCGGCGGCAGCGCGCGCCGGCATCGACGCGCAGCGCGGTGCCGACCAGCGCCGCGGCGACCTCATGGCGAGCGATGTCCTCGACGTCCACGACGGCGTCGCGCACATCAACGTCCGCGGCGAGCTGGTCGCCGAGAACGGCGGCGGCGTCAGCCCGAGCTCAGGCTTCACCGGATATGACGCGATCGGGGCCGCCTGGGGGTTCGCGCAGCGCGATACCAACGTCCGCGCCACGATCCTCGACATCGACTCGCCCGGCGGCGAGGTCACCGACCTGATGGAGCTGTGCGCCCGCATGATGGCGGACCGCGGCAACAAGCCGAGCCGCGCGATCATCCGCGGTGTCGGCGCATCGGCTGCGTATGCGATCGCGGCCTGTTGCGACGAGATCACCGTCCAGGACCTCGGCTACGCCGGCTCGATCGGCGTCATCACCATGCACGCGGACTTCTCCGGCCGCCTCGAGCAGGAGGGGATCAAGGTGACCCTGATCCATGCCGGCGCCCACAAGGCCGACGGCAACCCGTTCGAGGCATTGCCCGACGACGTCCGCGCATCGATTCAGACCGACATCGACTACGCCTATGGTCGCTTCGTCGACCACGTCGCGGCCGCGCGCGGTCTGCCGGCTGATGCCATCCGCGCGACCGAGGCGCGGGTCTACCGCGGCCAGGAGGCCGTGAAGGTCGGGCTCGTCGACAAGCTCATGGGCTGGGCGGACAGCCAGGCGGAGTTCGTCGCAACCGTGAACGGCCGATCGGCCGTAACCCCCAAGCGGGGCCGCAAGGCCGGTGCCCGCGCATCCATGGAGACTGCAATGCCGGACCAGCCCGGGAACACCACGTCGGCGCTCGCCGGCATCACCGCACTCACCATCGTCGGTTCGGCCGCACAGGCGACGGCGCTTCAGGCGGCGCTCGCGGCCGAGGAAGGCCTGGGCGGCATCGTCGTGTCGGCGATCGCCGAAGCGCCTGCCCCGGCGGCCGGTGCGTCGGCGGAGGACGAACGCGGTCGCATCATGGCGCTGGTCGAACTCTGCCCCGAGACCACGATGTCGGCATCGCTGAAGACCGCGATCGACGGCGGTCAGTCGGCCGGCGACTTCGCGATCGGCCTGGCGCAGTCCGCCAAGGGCCGCGGCGCGAGCATGCAGCAGCTGCGCGATGGCGCCGTTGGGGCTGCCCAGCTGCCAACCGGCACCGGTGCCGATGCCAAGACGGGGCTGAAGGCGCCGACCGGCCAGGCGCGCGGCGCCGCGATCGCTGCGAAGGCCGCGGCGATGGGCCACAGCGCGCTCAAGCACCTGGTGCCCGCCAAGGGCTGATCGCCTGCCATCCCGGCGCGGCGAGGAGCCGCGCCCTTCCTCCTGAACAAGGGACCTACCCATGTACGATCGCGCCTCGCGCTCGGTGACGAGCTCCAACCCGCCCAAGACCTTCATCCGCTCCGGCGCGCAGCTGCGCAGCCGCAAGGTGGTGCTGTCCGGCGCCCTCTTCGTCGCAGCCTCGGTGCTCGGTATCGTGTCGATGGCCGCGCCCGCGGTCGCCGCCAAGCCCGGCAACGTCGGCAACGGCACCTTCGTGCTCGACGGCCTGGCGCCGCTCGGCGCGCGTGCCCGGCCTGGCGTCTACACGCTCCGCTGCATCGCCGCGGCAGCGAACGGCGGCACCTTCCGGCTCGAGGATCCCGACGGCATCGTCTTGGGCGACGTCGCCATCGCGGGCGGCGCCGGCGGCACCGCGGTCGTCAGCGAGCACGTGCGGGGCACCCTCACCGATGGCGCGACCGACTTCGCGCTCGGCGACGGCTTCGACGTGACGGTCGCGGCGGCCGCGAAGGTCGCGGGCCTCGACCGCGCCAAGCTGGCGGCGGCCGCGTCCGTCGACGGCAGCCAGGAGCCGAGCCTGGTGCTCGCCTACGACGTCGACGCGCGTAACGGCGACGTGGAGGCGATCGCCTACG